AGAAATACCCGCTTCCTATAACACACAACGCGCGTGATTGTATGGAAGATATTGGGTGTCAGGAATTCTATGGTAATGAATCCGTTTCGGTATTAGGACAAACGGGTTCATTCCAGGCTAAAATGTATAGAACGGATAATTTTTTTTAAATACTAATATTTAGAAAATAAAATTATAAAACAACACGATAAAGAAATCATACATGAAATTCCATCCATAACCATTCCCTTAGTTTTACACGCTTTTGAGCATTTTTCTATAGGTTTACCTCCAAATGTTATATTTTGTAATACGAGACATTCACATTTATAGTGTTTTATCATAGATACTATTATACATAAAAAACATAAAAATAAAATTTTCTGTAAACGATCCATCTTTATAGTACGTCAATATAATTTTATTGGTTAATATAAATGAAGATCGATTCGTTAAAAGTAGAAGCAAAGCGGCTTGGTATCCGTGTAACAAAAAAGATTAAGGGTAAACGCGTACCCTTAACTGAAAAAGAACTCGATATGAAAATTCAAAGACGACAGGCGCCGGCTTTGGAAATACAGGTTCGACAGACAAAAAAACTTTTACGTACGTGTAGATCCCTATTTAAAAATATGAGTGGAGTACCAAAACCAAAGAATAAATCGGTAACACCAGTTCGACGTTTACCAGTTCCACCACCACCACCACCACCAGTTCCAACTCGAGTTATAAAACGAGATCCTGGTGCGAATTTAATGACCGCTTTAAAAGCAAATCTTAAAAAACGTGGTATTAAAGAAAAACTAAACCAAATTTCTTAGATATTATTTTTTTGGCACTTACCATATCGGGTTGGCTCCAAAGAAGCCATCTCGACCAAAACCCAGCGGTATAAAAACCTGTTTTACTCCAGTTTTCTTTATCACTTTTAGTAACATCGAGCATATTTACATGAACGAGTTTAGGGTCATTTTGTTTTTGTACCATATGTGGAACGTACCCACCATGTCTCGTAACATAAGAACGCATTCGTATAGGATTTTTATGTATCGTATAATCTGAATATCCTCTCGCACCAAAATCAACAATCTTACCGTTCTCAAAAGTTATTCTGAACTTTTTATCAAACCTTGGACTCTTTTTTAAACGAACTCGGGTCATTTATTATACATTTATAAAATTATTTATTAATATTTTTATACTAAAGGAAAAATCTAACAGAAAAATATGTTAATCGTCCATTCTATATTGGAGTAAATTGAGTATGTCTAAGAAATAATCGAGCGATGCATCTATGAAATCACCTCCATAATTTTTCTTTAAGATATTGTTCGTATCAAAAACGACGAATAAGGCAAATAGTAACGACCCTATCTTTGCGTATTTCTTTTCACCAGGGCTAAAGAGACGCGCGAGTATGAGCGCTAAGAGACCAAAGAATAAAAGTATACCGAGTGGTCTTAGATCAAATCCAAACTGTACACTAAGAAGACCTAGTATAAACATGCCTATGAATATAGTAACAACTTCTAATAGTGCCTCTTTTATGTTAGCTTGTGGCGAAAGGTAAGCACCCATGAGAATTGATATCATAGTGAATAGACCAAACTTAAACGGTAAACTTAATTTAGCAAATACAAGTACTAAAAATAAACCTAATAAAAGGAGTAAATTAAACAGTGTATTTCTTGCCATGTAATCACTATACGATGGACTGTCTATGACTGTTTTTGCGGACTGGTACGTGACGAGACCCTGGAAAATAAGGTTTGCGAATACAGCACTCATGAAAGGTGCTTTTGACTGTAACGCGTTCATTTATAATTCACAAAGATAATTTTCACCGCGACGTTTTCTTTTTATTAAAACAATTCCGAGGACGAGTGATATTAACCAACACTGAAATTCGGATAATCCGTAAGGTTCTTCAATCATAAACATTTTTAATTGTATACTATACTATTTATTACTTTATCTTGTTTTGTAATCTTGTGAGCGTGTAATGATGGTATAAATGTGTACCCGATAAGAATAAGGATATATACGCTATTGGATTTTGTCTAGCACGTTTATCGAATAATACGAGCAATGCTAATGTTAAAGTTACTATAGTTGGCATGGTAAACAAAAAGAATTGAACATCGGTCAAACCAACAAAACGTTTTTCTAACGTATTAACACTTTCTGTTTGTTCTGGTGCGTATTTTTCGAGTTTAGGATATCCTGGCATTTATTATACACACACAAAAAAATGTGGGGTTTTATGATACCAATACTATTGATATTAAACGATTATATTAAAACCCCTATAGATAGACTATATTTTCAAACTCCTTTACGTCCCCTTGTTGGTATACGTAATTCACTCATCGATCTATTTTTTTACAAACCACATTATTCTGTTTACGAGTTTAGGAGTTTATGTACAGTACAAAATCATTTTATTAATATAAAAAACGAGTATGATACAATACACAAGTTTATACAAAAATACTATTTTCATGATCTTGATCCATGGTTTGAATATAATGAAAATTATTATTACTACAAAATACAGGATTTTCCTAAATTAAACACATTCTTAAAAACTGTACCGTGTATCGAACATGCTACAATCGCGGTTATGGAAGGACCAATGTCAATACCACCACATCGCGCCGAGAGTAATTTACAGTTACGGTACCATTTAACAATAGAAGGAACAAGTAATATCACTACAGATATTGACATTCACAAACACGAGCCTGGTGATTATATTTTGTTTGATCATTCACGATATCATAGCGTGAATAAGACTGATAAGGGGAAACGTGTGGTTTTAATACTAGATATAAATAGATTTTAAAGATGTTTTCTACAAACGGCCATGTACATTTCTTTACCGCCCACAAGTTCAACTTTATCGCTATTAACGATACGTTTCGTAAAAGGACCATGTGTCCCGTCCATACATTCCATACACATAGCAGTTAATTTGAAAACTTTATCAGCGAGTGGTACACAGTCTAAAATTTCACCTATTTTCTCTTGTTTATAATCACCGTCGAGACCTGTTAATAAAACTGTTTTACCATGTACAAGTGCTTTTTTTACAAATTGTCTTAGACCTATAAAAAATTGTGCTTCGTCTATGGCTATAACATCTACTTTATCGTAGTTCAGTTCATCGAGATTATTTGTTTTTACACAATCAAATTTCATGTTATCGTGTGTTCGTAGAACATGTTCTAAACACCGCGTATCTTTACTTGAGTTTATGACGAGTATACTTTTTCCTATAACCTCGTACCTTTTTAAACGTCGAACGAGTTCGGACGTTTTACCCGAAAACATGTTCCCCATTATGATTTTCAAACTCATTATTAATTAGTATTGAACTTATACTTTTAAATATATTCTCAGGATATACTAACATATATGACCTTTAATACGTACGTTATAAATTTGGATTCTCAAAAGAAACGATATGAAGTTCAGGAAAAGAAACTTAATGAGGTTGGTATTTATCCTACGCGTATAAGTGGATATACATTTGAAAACATTGACAAAAGTGAAATAAAAAAACATTTTAGTTTCATATTTACGGTGGATAGTTTTGCATCTAGATCTGCTATCGGGTGTACGTATAGTCATATACAGGCACTTAAACACTTTTTAGATAATGACCCGTACGACGTTGCTTTAATAATGGAAGACGATGCTTTTCCTTTATTTACTAACGTTGTTCACTTGGAAAAGAAACTCGAAAATATAGATTGGGACTATTTAAGTTTACACTGTGATGGTATTTGTCCTAAAACAAAGGGGATAAATACGAAGTATTCAGGATCAACGGCTGCATATTTTATTACACGTGAAGGTGCAAAGAAAATAATAAACCATAATCATTCAACACACATTGATATGGAGACGAATGGTATTAAAAATTTAAATAAAAAGATTGATTATAAAAATTCATTTTGGACAGATGAAGATAACATAATGGGTGGAGAAATAAGTACGAATAGATATAAAAGGTACTGTCCTAAAATGTTAGAAGATTTATCAAAATATATTTATAATAGAGGTGAAAAAACGATATGTCATACTAAAGACTATGGTATTATTCGTATTCCTATTATTGGGTATAATATAACGACCGGTGACATGTTTTTTGTTCAAATGGTTATACTTTTTATAATTTTATTGATTGCTCTAATAAAATTAAATAAATTAAAGAAAGTTTGAGTATATAGATAAAATAGAATGCCAGAAACACTTCAAATTAAACGACTAACACTAGATGCAACTTTACCGACACGCGCGTCTCCGGGATCAGTTGGATACGATTTATACAGTTTAAACGATTTGGTTATTCAACCAAATTCTAGGGATATTGTGAGTACGGGTGTTTGTGCAACGATACCACTCGGGTGTTATGGACGCATAGCACCGAGATCAGGGTTAACGGTAAAATACGGAATTCACGTCGGGGCGGGTGTGATTGACCCTGATTATACGGGTGAACTTAAGGTCTGCTTATTTAATCTCGGATCAGTTCCGTTCGAAATTAAACAAGGGGAAAGAATTGCTCAGTTGATTTTAGAGAAGTGTTCGACACCTCTTATACAGGAAGTAAATGAATTACAAAAAACTATGCGCGCGAACCGAGGTTTTGGGTCTACGGGGGCGTTATAATTAATTATTAGTTACCGAATGCGACACCACCCATACCATTCTTAATCCTGAGAATGTTATAGTTGACACCGTATGCGCGAACAGCACCTACACCATCTGAATTAGCGTTTGCGGTACCTTTTAAAGCTAATTTAGCGGAATCTATACGCGAAAAGTTCAAAGAACCCGTTGGTTGTGATTTATTCATCGTAAGACAGAATGGCCACGTGGCTACTGGTTCAGTGTCTAGGGCGTGTGGGAGAACGGAACAGTGTCTACCTGGAACAACATTTGAGTGATATTCACTTGTCATATCTTCGAAAAGTGGTGTACCGTTTATATACATGGTACCTTCGGTAAATGACCAAATAGCAGTTTCTGTAGATGCAGCGACATGAACGGCCTTAACTGGGTGGTTAAAGTACGAAAGATCGACCGACGTATCATCTTTGTTCATTGGTTGGTACTGAACTTGTGTTATGAGGAGTTCATGTTCGCTATTCGCGAAGAATTCACGCTCGGCTGTGTCCAAATATATGTACGAGGCATACGCTTTTGGTGCTATCGCACCGAGAGCACTACTTCCACCAGTTCTACACTTGATTCTAATTTCAACTTCGTGGTATTGAAGCGCGACGAGTGGTAAGGATTTGGTCCAGTCTTCACTGAAAAAGAATGGTATGACGTAACTATTCGGACTAGCATTTAATTCTACACCTCTGGTATTTGTAGCAGTGGTAGCCTTTGCCTGAGATTCGTTATAGAGAACGTTATGAACACCCGCAACATAGAGAGCATCCAATTTACACACTTCTTGACCACCTATCCAAAGAGAAAATTCGGTTGGGTTTGATCGAGAATTAAATAAACTTGTTGTGGGTGCTACTTCATGGTGGGTGTTAATATTAGTACCTTCGAGCCAAACATAGCTTAAAAGATCACCCTTTGACTGGATTGGAATTTTGATTTCGGCACCGGCCGTAAATGAACCGATATAATCGAGACGTTCTGGTTTTATCGCGAAGTTGGTATGACGTTTATAGTTTTGTCTAAAAAATGAGACTTGTGGGTCGCCTGTGATGTACACATCTTGTGCACCTACTGATACTAGATCGATCAAAGCAGCTGACATATTTTACTAATATAGTATATTAAAAAAATCGAGCGATAACGTAATAAGAAAAATGGTCGTCTTTCAGGCACTTACCTGGGAAACCGAAGACAAAGATGATCAACATTTAGTACATATATTTGGTAAGACACAGAGTGGAAAATCTATATGTCTTACTACACACTTTGCTCCTTATTTTTTTATTAAATTACCTACTGATGGTTACGATAGACGTGCTGAGATATATTACGATAGTATAAGACAGGTTTGTCCTGGTTTAAAAATGAGTTACGATATACAGTCTTCTATGGATGTTTGGGGATTTCAGAATAGTAAAAAATTTTATTTTATGAAACTTAATTTTGATACACTCGCGAATCGTCGTAAGGTTGGGTACACGCTGAAAAGACATTTGAAAATTTATGAATGGGTGTTTGATATCGTAAACGACGAAGAACTCCGACGATGGAAATTTACCGGTGAAGAGGTAAAATTGAAACTTTATGAGTCTAATTTGGATCCGGTACTTAGATTAATGCATATAACTGGTATTCAGTCAACTGGGTGGTTAGATTCTGGGAGTGATTGTACTGATACAAATTATGCAAATACTGACATTGATATAACATGTAGTAACTGGAAAAAATTAAAACCGGTCGATAAACCTGAAACTGCACCTTTTGTAGTTGCATCCCTTGATATTGAATGTAATAGTTCGACTGGTAAATTCCCGGATGCTGAAATATTAGGCGATTGTTGTTTTCAAATTGCAGTTTCCCTGTGTTATTTTGGTACCGACGTTCCTTATAATAAAACCTGTTTTTGTTATAAAAAAACGGATAGTGAGCTTGAAGGATGTACTATTCTAAGTTACGATTCTGAACGTAAGATGTTAGAAGCGTTTAGTGAATATATGGTAAAAATGGATATAGATATAATAACTGGTTGGAACATATTCGGTTTTGATATGAATTATATAATGACACGAGCTAATATGGTTAGGTGTTCGTCTGAATTTTATGAAATGAGTAAACTTAAGGGTCATACGTGCGAGATGAAAGTGAAAAAATTGTCTTCGAGTGCACTTGGTGACAATGAACTTAAATTATTACCTATACCCGGTCGTTTCATTTTTGATATGTTTCACGAGGTTAAAAAGGGGTATAAACTTGATTCGTATAAACTCGATAACGTTTCTAAATTATATTTGGGTGATCAAAAAATTGATATGTCTGCCAAAGAAATGTTTGCTCGTTTTAGAGAGGAAGATCCGGTAAAACTACGCGAGGTTGCGGAATATTGTATAAAAGATACTTTACTTCCACATAAATTACTTTCTAAATTATGTACACTTATAAATCTTCTCGAGATGGCAAAAGCGACATGGGTTCCGTTATGTTATTTAGTCGAGAGAGGACAACAGATTAAAGTGTTTAGTCAGTTAACTAAAAAAGCGAGAGAAATGGGATACCTTGTTCCTACTATAGAGTGGGGACAGGGTCTCGTCGATGGATATGAAGGTGCAACTGTACTGGAGGCACAAAAGGGTGCGTATTACACACCAATAACTGCCCTTGATTTTGAAGCCTTGTACCCGTCTATAATGGTGGGACACAATTTGTGTTATTCTACCTTGATAATGGACCCCGTGTACGAAAACAAAAATTTATACCCCGATTTAGAGATCGAAACGTTTGGAAATTATAAATTCGTACAAAATGTACCGAGTCTTATACCAAATATCTTAACAGAACTTAAACAGTTTAGAAAACAGGCAAAAAAAGATATGGCTAATTCGACGGGATCTTTAAAAGAGATGTATAATGGTAAACAATTGGCGTATAAGATTTCAATGAATTCTGTATACGGTTTTACCGGTGCGTCTAAAGGTATTTTACCATGTGTACCTATAGCGTCTTCAACAACTATGAAAGGGCGTATGATGATCGAAGATACGAAGAATTACGTCGAGAAACATTACCCCGGTGCAAAGGTAAGGTACGGTGACACTGATTCT